ATATATATAAGATAGTGATAGCAGAGGTTTTAGCCGTTCCCAGTAGTGGGAACAGGGGAGAGAACAGGTAAGAACCATACCCATTTAGGTGTTCCCTCCAATCGTTTTCTTTTTCGTTCATAATGTAAGGATCTGAGAATGGATGAGACAGTCATTGTGTCAGATTTTGTTTGATTTGATATAGGTTTTTCTATTGCTTCGGTTAATAAAAGTTCAATGGTTATATCTTTTACAGCATTTGCTGGGTCATTTAAGTAGTTGACGATAACAGATTGCCATGGGCTATCAACCATATATTTTAAGTTTTCTTTTTCGATTTGATTTTCCTGTTCTGTTGATAAAAAATGCTGTTCTTTATTTTTAAAGAGGTGAACGGCAGCCGACCATAAAGAATCTCTCTCAAGCTGTAAAGCATCAAGATCTATTGATTTTTTAGTAACTGGACAAATATGGAATCTACGATTGCCTGTGTCATCTATTAATACTCCTGATTCCTTGTTTGTACTTCCGACAATGATGCCTCTTCTCGGCCATTCTTCTACGGCCTTACCGTATGGAACACGCAAAAGATCAGTTGATCTTGATAAAAATGCCTTTATCACTCCAGCGTGTTTGCGGCTTGTTACCCCATCAATTTCTGACCATTCCATACCCCATGAACGATGAAGAACTAAAAGATCATCTTTGGAGGAAATATCACCAAGGGCATCTGAAAAGAAAGGGCCAAATAGTACTTGCCAGAAAGAAGATTTTTTTATTCCTTGTGGACCTTGTAATACTGTAGCTGTGTCATGTTTACAACCAGCCATGAAAGCTCTTCTAACTGCGTTGATCAGAGTAAGTTTTAGCATAGTGTCATATATAGTTGGCTCTGTTAAGTTTTGATCCTCTGGCCTGAGATATGTGGAGGCCATTCTTTCAATGCCGTACATTTCTGGATTTATTTCGTTGTAGCAATGATCAAGATATAGTTTTACAGGGTCATATTCATTTTCATGGGCTACTTTAAGGAGGCAATCAACAGCCATTTCTTTCGGTACTTTATAACCAAGTTCTGCAAGTGTAAGATAAAAAAGCTCAATATTTTTAATTACTTTGCCATCCATTTCTATGGAATGAGAGAAGATGTTAAATCTTATTTCCTGTTTAAGGTTGCGTAAAAAATTTATTAATTCCTGTGATGTAAGCTGTTCAAGTTTTGTTGGAATAATTGTAGATTTTTCCTGTGGTTTTATTGAATTTGGAAAACTGCGTGGTGGTGGTGTCCATCCATCCTCTGAAGCAAACTTTTGCAGAGTGCCAAGAGAGACACCAGATGATTTAAAGGAGGCCCATTTCTTTTCACATTCACCAGATTGATATTTACTATTTTTTTGTGATAAAGTTTCCCATTCTTGAAGAAGAGAATCATCTCCAACAGAATGAGCAGCCATTCCAATTTTTAACCATGAATCATAATCATCTAATCGTGATGGATTTATGGATTGGAGTAATGAACGTGCCTTATCTGAATCTGAATTATATGTTTGAATTTGTGGTGTTTTTGTTTTCTTTTTTTTCTTCTCCAT